CAGTTTGATACCGACCTGTTCCTTGCCGGTTGCGTCTACCCATGATAGGCCATTCGCGAGTTTCTTGACGTATTCGTATGTGGACTGCGCAGCAACCGTATCCCCGGTTGTGTAAAATTCGTTGGTCTTGTCGAGAAGATTTTTAAGTACACCCGCGCCTTTAGCTTTAGCATCAAGCTGGCTGTTGATGTACTCTAATCTGGCGCTCTGCAATTCCTGTTGTGACTTGGACATGCTCAGGGCTTCGGCCTCACGTTTCAAATACTCGCCCTTATATTTCTCGGCCAATGGCAAGTCAATCTGTGCAGCACTCGTATAGAACTTGTCAATATTCAGCGATCCATCTCTGTTGAGTGAAAATGGCACAAGTGCCTGTATCTGCTTGTCCTTCAATTGCTGCTCACGAATCGCGTCCTGCTCCATTCTTACGGATTCTTGGCGCTGCTGTTCGCCTTGGATGTTCGTGCGCTGCGTGGCAATGCTCATGCTTTGCTGCGGAATCTGCGGCATTCTGACAAGCGTTGAAAGCGGCTGGACTTGTGAGTAATCGGGCATACATGCTCTCCTATTGGCCAAGCAGGGCAAGAATTTGGTTTATCAGGTCCGTATCGCTTCCGGTTTGCCCCTGAGCGTTCCTTGATTCACCAGAGTTCGTATTGAGTACCGAAGAAATATTCCCCATGTTGTTCTGATTTGTCTCCCCGCCCCCTCCGCCAATCCCCCCGGTGTTCTGGATGAAATTGCTGTTGATCTGCCCCTGGTTCTGCCAACGGTTCGCCGCAAGGTTGCCCGCGGCAACGGCTTGACCGGCCTGAATATCACCGCGACGCAACGCCAGACTCGATAGAGTATCGCCGAGCATCCCGGTCGCATTGCTCATATTTGTCCCGGCGTTGTACCCCATACTCGCCGCTGATGCAAGGCGACCGTACCGATTGCCCATCTCCTGAGATTGGGCGTTGTATCCCGCGTTGTACTTGCCAAACAAGAAATTGCGCATGTTCGTATACTCAGAAAACTGCTGCTGCCGGCTTTGCATGTTCCGGGAGAACGCATTCCCATATTCCTCAGATGCCAACCCCTGGCCATATCGTGCGAGCGCCTTCTGCGTCGCCCCGGAAAGCATGCTTCCGCGTGCCGCCGCCGAGGATTCAATTGCGCGCTGCCCCTCGGCTTGCCGGAACTGATAGCCGGGTTCTTGCTCAAAATTGAATTCGGGAGCCTTGTATTCGCCATAATCGGGCTGATTGGCGGCATAGTCGGGCATGTTGAACGTGCCTGCGGTGATAGCCTCGTTGAGGGTCCTCCACTGGCCCGTACCCAGGTCATAGTAGGGTTTGTAAAGATTGATCGCCTGTTCTCCGTAGTCCGTGGCAATGCCCTCGGCCGCGCCGGTAGCTGCGAGTTGCGCCTTTGCGGCCTTTTTGATGGCCTCCTGCTGGTAATACGTGGCGATCAAATCAGTGAGCATTGATTGCGTTGCGTCAACGCCCTGCGTGAGATAATCAATTCCCGACATATTGTGTCCCTTCAGAATGCCGCGACTTCAAAATCAGCCATGGCATCAAGAAAAACTCGTGGTACGGGATCGCTGTAAACGACGCGAAATACTCGGTCCCGCGAACTTCCTAACTGCCGCCATGTAACGCGATGCCGGTATTCCCCGACGCGCCCCGCGGATTGCCAGTGCTCCGAACTCCACGTATTCCCGCCGTCGTCGCTCCACGTGAGCATCAGTTGGGGATCGCTGCCCTGACCCGATTGAATCGTCCCGGTATGCGTGGGATCATCGGGAGCCACATAGGCCGTCTGTTGTAGCGCCGTGCCGACTTCCATGTCAATTTCCAGCTTGCGGAATATCACCCTTTTCTTTTCGGCGTGCACGTGTGGAAACGTGCGGACCGCGCGCAGTACCGCATTACCAACATCCTTGTATGTTGACAGATCAAGACGGTAGATTCCGCCGCCATCATGCACGCCCACGTAATTCTGACGGTTGAAAAAAGCGTGTGCGTTCGCTTTGATTCGATGATATTTGGCATAAACGATATCCCAAAATCCGCGTTCATGCCACATGCCCGTAGTCATATCGTATACCACGGTCTTGTCACCAGTGGGGAACGTCAGCACGTAAAAATGATGGCCCTCCTGCTGATAGCAGAACCCCACGGCATCATCGGTGCGCACCATTTGCCCCAGAAGGTATTCGATAGCATGCGTGCTGATTCTGACTGGAGAGAATCCCTGGCTCATCCATACCGTGTTGTGCCCCTCGGTGTTGCTGCCAAGCCAGAATACTGAAGGTCCATTACTGGCCGGAGAATACAGGGCCTCAGTACCAACATCAATAAATGCCCCGTTGATGCGTTGAAATGGGAAGTCCGATTCTCCCGTAGTATACCAGACCTCCGCGGTACGACTTCCGAATAACCACAATTCGTTATTAGTTCGCACAATTGACTTTAAAGAATCGGGAGAACCCTCGGCCGTTGAATAGAAAGAAGCGTCCCATGTCTCTCCGTCGTAAGCTCGCGATACCTGAAATTGTCCGGTTCCGGGCTTATTGCCGACGAAAAATCCATCTTTGAACACTACATGGGTAGATCCGGGAAACTCCGACGCGACCGTATTACCCAAAATATCAACATCCCCATCTGTAATTACCGCGAACGTCCCCGCATCATGTACCTTGCCGGTCGCGGCGTCCGTCCAGTCTTGCAGGTCAAGGATGTATCCGTATTTACCGTCGGTAATGAGCAGTTGATTGCCGTTATCGGCCATAGAAACCCGATCCGTCAGCGTAACCAAATGCCCGCGATCAACCACCCTGCCGTCACTGAGGATTTCGTTGAGCACCGATCCGCGCACGCCAAAGAAGTGCCCCGCGCCTGTCACGTACAGCCCCCGGCATCCCCCGGTGCCCGTCATTGTCGTAAACGCTACGTATCCCGGACAGCCGAGGAGACACAGCACGGTTTTTGACGATGATTGATTGATTTCAGGATATAGATTCATGCATTCCTGACAGTCAACCGCGACTGATCTATGTTGGTAAACCTGGCCGATGAAAGTAATTTTCGGCATACCAATCATGCGCCTTCGTAGATGTTGAATGCTCTGCGCTCACCTATCATATCTTCGCATTGCATGAGCACGTCAACGGCATTTGTGGTCTTCAGAACCGCCTTTGATTTCGCCGCGCGATCCAATACCAAGGCCGGTATGGCAACCCCAAATTCCGGCGCGAGTTCCACCGCAAGATTGTACCGCAACGCCATTTCATATCCGGGCGGCAACGCCAAGGCGTCCGACAGTTCCGATACTTCGGTGAACGCCTTTCTGTAAATCAGGTGCAGCGCGTTGACTGCTGAGGGCACCGGATATACGTATATCGTGCCCTGCGGATACGCCGCGTTGTAATACAAATGCGTAGGATATGTGGATGCCGATGCTTTCATAGCGATAGCGAAGTATTCATCGGGACCAATCAGCGCCAACGGCAGATCATCCGTGCCGTCCCTCACAAATGCCGAATCAATCGCAATCGGCCTCACCCCCGAGAACGTCGCACCACTTCCTATGGTGTACGATCCCACTCCTATCTGCAAATTATACGCGGTATCGGTGCGCGTATAGATCATCAATCCCTCATTGCCCCACAGGCCAAGCATCATATTCCAGACCTGCTTTGCATTGGCAGCCGTAGTTGCGTCAATCGTTTCGTCTGCGCTAACCACGCCGATAAGTCGCAGAGACGCCTTTATCATTTCAAGTGCGGTCATTTCGGTTTCTCCGCGTCAATAGTCTTGGTCCGCATAGCCGGCAATCGCACTATTCATACGATTGATTTCCGTGTCTAGGCGTTCATTCAAGTCCCTGCTGATCGTTTCTCTTCTGAAGCACCCATAAAGTACATTGGTGCCTACGTGTTCAAACTCAATGTCAGGATGTACCCAAACCTTGCCCCCCATCGCGCGCCATTTGCGGCAGAACTCGACGTCCTCACCAAACCGTTTGCCCTCATACGTAGGACACGAATAGAGATTCACGGTTCGCCCGGTATGTGCGGCCCGGGAATCCGTGTAGTAATCATGTTGGTATCTGTCAACCATCTTTTCTAGACATGACCGTTGAAAATGCACGAATCCACCGGGCGCCCAGACGACTTCAACGAGTCCGCGGCCATCCGGTTTTGGGCCCTCCTGAAACGTCTGCACCGCGTATTTTCCGTTGTGTTTCATCGGATACACGCCGCAGATCATTTCTTCGTCGGTAAGCAATAGATTAAGAAAGCCAGTCAAATCCCATCCCAGATCACTGTCAATCATAATCAAGTCGGTAGGCAAATCGGGATGCGCGAGAAAATGCGCTATGATGCTGTTTTTTGCCCTGTCAACGTATGCGTCTCCGCACACCTCCGCCCACACCCATTTGATCTTCAGAAACTCTAGCGCACGTACAGTATTCAAAAGGGAGCCCACGTAAGGCACGTGGGCCTCCTTTTTGTAAAACGGCGTCGCAATCATAAGCCGCATCTTATCAATGCGGCTCTGATACTTCGGATCAAGCGTGAATTGTTCGCTCATGCCGTGATGCCGAAGTTTTTCAGCGCGGTGATGATCGAACTCACGGCCGTATTGATTGCGTTTGCCTGCGTGCTCGTAGCGAATCCCCACCCGCCATTTGACGCGGTCACGGTCCCCGGATCGGTGATTGCCGCGGCCTGCGTGACCGGCGTTGCGCCATAAGCACTGATCTTGTCGCTGGACGCACCGGCAATTGTAGTGCCGTCATCCATGCGGCCTCCAAGTTGTTCAACTGACGACATAATTCATTCCTTTCGGTTGAGTTACTTTTTTGTCAATCAATAGGGTAGCGGGCAACTACCCGCTACCCATCCTCTTTCCTTCAACTACGCACCGAACACCCTGACACACCACTCGGGTCTCGGCATAACGACACCGAAGAAGCAGTCCATCCTCGACAACATGCGCGCGTTGACGATATCATAGCCACGCACAAAGCGGATGCTGATGCCATCGGATGCCACAACCTCAGCCATGTCCATGCCGCCCGGCTTCTCCAAGTCAGCAAACGCCACAGCGCAGGACTCGGGAGCAAAGACCAGATTCTGCTTGTACGCAGTGCTGGCCGTGCCCTTGTTAACAATCGCGCCAGTCGTCGGAACCGCTGTAACGTTTTGATCGGGACCGCTGGCGTACACGATGGGCCTACACACGAGATCCCCGGCCCCGCCACTGCTCGTCACGAGCGCCGTGACCACAAACTGCTGAAGCACGCCCGTACTCACCTTTGTTTCAGCGTTGACCTGGTACACGCCCGCAACCGTAATCACGTCGCCCTTGGCGAATGTTGCCGAGGAGTCGGCGCCGGTATACGGAATCGTCCCCGTGGCTTCGGTGTACCCGGCCGCGATGGGTGTGGTATCATCACGACTTCCGCAGGTATGCGCCGGCACAACCTGGCTCATGTACCACTCCATACCCAGCGCGTTGCTCGAAGGCATGATGCCCTTCTCAAACATCGTGCTGATGTAGGGCCGCGGGTTGTACTGTCCGGCCAGGGCGCCCACCATTGACGCCTCGGTCTGCGGCTCGATCACGGCGATCTTGCGGCCCCCATCGGGAGACAGGCATTCCGCGAGTTTGCGACGTGCGTCGAGAAAATAGCTGGACGCATTCGGGCTCGTGCCCGGGGTACCCACCGCGTTGAACGTGTTCTGCACCATATGCGTCGCCACATAGGCATCGATGGCAGACGCCAGAAGCTGCGCGTTGGGCACGATGTAACGCTTGCTGAAATCCTCGATGTCCAGCGCTAGTTCGGCATCACTGAAATTCAGATCGACGCCGCGGATCTGGTCGATGGTCAAATCGACCTTGCGCTCAGTCAGGTCCGATTGGTTCATCGCCCACGTCGAGCGCACCGTGCCGAGCGCGGGCTTGCGAATCGACACGGTCCTGCCGGCCCGACTGACCGGTCCGAACGATTTGCCAAACAGAGCATTCCATGAGTGATCCACATTCCGCGTCACGTGCAACGAGGAATGCAGGACAGCAAGAAACTCCTTGCTGATGAGCGTACTTGTCAAAAGAGTATTCGACATACACTATCCTTTCAGGTTTGTTTTCTCATCTGTTTCCGCCACTCCCTGTACTCATCCATTGACATTTCATCAACGGATTTTTCGGGCTTGGCGGTCCCGCCGGGCACCGGCGTAATCGGCGCGGGCGCGCCAGATGCCGGTTTTGACACAGCGCCGCCGTTACCCGGCTTCGGTTGTGCTGCTATCGACGCCTCAATGCGCCCGATCTCTCGGGCAGCCGTTATCGGCGTCATACGGGCGATCCGTTGAGCAAGTGTGGGGTCCTTGCCAAGCGCGTAGACGACCTCGGGAGCAACCTCAGACTGTTGAATGATCTCAAGATGCGTCACGGGCAACATGAGGGCGTCAGTGGCCTCCATGACTTCATCCCAATCCGCGTACTTCTTGCTCACCTCTGCAACGCGCTCGCCGAACCGCGTTTCCGCGGCTTGCCGGGTCTGCGCTTCCGTGACCCGCTGTATCACCGTCGGCAGAGCGTTGTTGAGTTTCCAGTCCGTCAGCGCGTCGATGTACTCGGCATCACTGCCGTATTGTTCGCGTGTCGGCTGGGTGTTTGTGGGAGCTTGTCCTTGGGGTGCTCCCGCTGTGGCGTCGGCCCGGCCCTTCCAGTAGTTTTTTTCCGCGACAAGCTGCTGTATGCGGCGTTGTGCGCGTGATTCTCTCGGGGCTTCCGCGGCCGTAGTTGCTGACGCGGGCTGAGCATTCGGGTCTGCTGCGGGTGCCGCCGGTGCTGCACTCGAATCGGGGGTTGCCGCTGTCCCTGCTGCTGGTTGCTCGACAGGTTTTGTCAGATCGTCCGCCATAGTCTCTCCCTGTTCGCCGGTTTTCACGATACCGGCATCGTCTGTTCCTGTGATTGTAACGCCGGTTGAGCCGGAACCTGCTCGCCCTGCGATGTATTTTGACGCATGCGGTTAGCATACGAGTATTTCTCACGCATAACGTCCATCATGTCGCGCGTAACGTCAGTGCCTTTGATGATTTTCGTCTTGTGAAGCTCGGTTTCGGCCTGCAAAAGCGCAATGTCCATCTTCAACTGACGATCAAGGTCTTTGTCACGCGAATCATTGGACAACTTCTGTACCATTTGCATGAGTTTACTGTTGAGAAGTTGGAGTTTCTCAACGTCGCCCACGATTGCCTTGACATCTTGCTCTGTCGGCGCTTCGTTCTCCTTGGATTCCAGTAGTTGGGGCGGGATTGCCTTGCGCAAGCGCGCCGCAATGTCACGAGCGCCCGGAAAATCAAGGTTTTCAACGAAAATATCGCCCGAGACCTGCGCAACCGGCGGAAACACGCGGATCAATTCAAGGATGGATTGCGTTGCCTCTTCGCGCTTGCTCTGATAGCCGGGTCCAACGTCCACGATTACATCATATTTACCGCCGCTCATGTCGTGGAATTTGGGTTTTCCGTCTTTCTGATACTGTTCATTGACTTTGACAACCTTGTCCTCTTTGTCTTCACCGATGATATGCACGGTGCGCGGCGTATCATAGTAAATCGGCAGCAATTCTACTATGATCCGTCCGGCTTGACGCAGGGACTTCGCAAGATTGTCGGCAAAATCGAAATTAGACACGTCTGATTGGCGCTGCCGCGACAAAATGGCCTTGCCGGACGTTTCATTGCCCTGCGCGCCAAGTGAGGCATCAAAAATGCCGGTCACGGCCTTGATGTCGTCTCCAGCTTCTTTCGCCGCGTTGACGTATCCCATGGGTATCTGCGGTGAATCAACGCGCTTGGGAGGTGGAAGGACCCCGTTTCCAGTGGCGTCAACTATCGCCTTGTATTCGAGGTACGCATGGTTCGCCGTGTTTGCCGTTTTCCATTTCGCTTCTTGTCCCTCAAATTGTCCCTGCGCCCCGATGAATGGTGTACGAGGGGCGAGAGCTATCATCTCAGTCTCGCACGACCTCCAATAATTGAACATGCGCTGAGGATCGCGCGCGAACCGAACAAGGCTAATGAGTGTAAGCTTTCCATCAACTATCATCTCCTCACCAATGACGGGAATCACGGGATGATACTTGATCGGCCACTCTTGTCTTTCAAGAATGGCTCCTGATGTGAGTTTGTACCATTGCCAGGTACGTTTCGTGCTCCGGCGCTCTTTGATAATCAGTGCGGGGTCAAGTGGCTTGACAGTCGTTGTCGTGCCGTCTGCCAGCCGGTATAGCGTCACCGGGGTCTCTTCCATCTCAAAATACTCGGCAACACGGACCATCTTTTCAGTAATCCACTTCACATCCGGAGAATTTATCCAGTCCTGCGGGTTGTAATCGGGAAACTTCGCTTTGAAATCCTCGTGCGTCATATCCGTGGTGATGAACAGATACGGCGCATCCGCCCAATCCACACGTTGACAAAGATGCACGGGGAACCATACTGAGTAGGCGTCTTTGATGCGCTCTATAAAAATGTCCTGATCGAATGATTCGGGATCGCAATAGTCGGTGCGCACGCGGAAAAATCCAAACCCATGCCGCACAGCATCGAAGACCGCGGTATCATACGCCGATTCAGCGTCACTGCTGTACGCAATGTGTTTAAGCAGACCGTTCTTGACATCTGCGGTATCGGGATCATCCTTGTCGTCAGCCGGGCGCAGGCGAATCGCGGGCCTGTTCTGTCGGTTCTCATTGACAACACGTTTTACGTAGGTCTTGACTTTATTGATGACAAGGCAGGGCCTATGCGTGTCATCGCGCTGCTTTTTCAGTGCGCTAGGCCATTGCTCGCCAGCAAGGAACTTGTCATCCTTGTTGGCATCTAAACGCAGTTCCGCCATGGACTCTTCGCAAATGCGAAAGCGTTCCATAGCGCGCTGGATGATCTTACGGTCGGCTTCGGTAAGTTGCTTTGCCATTGATTACCCTTGCGCCAGTGCGTTTGAGATGTTCATACATTGCCCCACTGTCAATCTTTTGCGACAATTGACGCGCCAGTTTACGCAAACGCTTTGCCTGCTTGCCGTTCATCGGCGCTTCCCGGATTGTTGTTGCGTGGACTGCGTAGGCGCCGGAGGTGCGGGGCGTGCCTCTACAAGAGCCCCGAATGTCCTCATACTGTACTCCATAGTGCAAAGCGTGTATCCGGCAAGCAATATTGTCAAGCCGCTACCGTTCTCATAATACGCCACAATGGCGTCCGTGTTGATCTGCACTGGTTGCGGCTTATTACCGGGCGATGTCATTGCCTGTATCGTTACCCACGCATTCATGTCATCCATCCCCCTTCTTCGTGACACGATGGAACGCATTCGACTTCCTGCGCTATCCGCTGTTTGCGCTCATCATCCTGCACCGGCAGACTCATGCCCGCAAAAGCAATGCGCAGCGCATCGCTTGGATCTTTGTGTTTTTCGGCTTCCTTTTCGCTCTGGTCTTCAGTGCGATGAAATCTGCACGACTGGATTATATTCTGGCACCACGGAGCAACGTAGAAATTGGGCCTGTTGAACTCATTGACGGCAATAGAGGGGTTATACCGCATTGCATTAAGAATCTTTTCACGCTGGATGTCAATGATGCGTTCCGCGGGCGCGACCATGTGAATGCCCACGTTTGACAGTTCGCTGATGACGCCCTGCGTTTTAGTGCTCCAGTTCTCACCCCCCGAACCCTTGGCAAAGCGCGTGTCAATGAAGCGGCGCAGCACTTTCAAGCCATCGCCTGCACCATCGCGCGCAAAGATAGCCTGCGCCAGATCGGACAGACCTCCCCATTCTGAAAACAGCTTTTCTTTTCTGAATTCGTGATAGAACTTATTGTAAAGACCATATTCAGGCCACTCATTGTAAACCCAATAGGTGTAAAGATCATCGGCGACAAGCCAGCGTGCAATCCACACACAAAACGGGAAAAATTTACTATGCGGGTCCATCGCCATGAAGCACTGCGCGCGCGGACGTACAAACGCAAAATCATAGTCCCTGATATGCGCATCAGTGAATGCGCCCCAGACCCGGCCGCCCTGCCCCAGCGGTTTGCCCAGGCACTGATTGTCAAATCCCGGCTTGTCGGTTTTAAGAAGGCGGGCGGCCTCAATCAATTGTTCCGTGGAAATCCAGGGATTATCAGCCTTAGTTACCGTGCCGTCGGGGAGCAACGCAAAACCGTTGACTTCTGCGGCAATCATGTTGTCCGGCGGGTTTTTTACGCAAAAATCATACACGAAGTCGTCGGGATACTTCACGTTGAATTGAATCCAGATTTCGCAACCCGGTTTTCCATTAACGCCTGGCTTGCGCACCGTCAAGTTGAGTATGTCAAAACTCTTCTTGCTGAGATTCTCGGCCTCACAGATCACAGCGTAGTCAAGGCCCTCGATAGATTTGAGATCGCCAGCAACAAGGTCGTTCAGGCCGGTGAACATGAAATGAGAGCCGTTGTGTTTGGCCTTGATCTCGTCATTTGTGAAGATCGGAAGAGCACACGTCTGAAC